CCGATACTGGACCCGATAGTAAAGGATATGCTTATCGTCATGGCTCGGTAGTTTTAGATATACAAGAAATGATGCATGGGGATATTAATCAAGGGGGAGATTGGGCGACAGGACTCGCGCTTAATCAGGGTGTAGACGCTTTTAATTGGGATTGCGATGGAATGGGAGTGGGGTTAAATCGACAAATAAACAAAGCGTTTGAAGGAAAACACACAGTTGTAAGTATGTTTAGAGGTTCTGAAGAAGTAGATTTGCCCGAAGCCATTTGCGAAAATTCAACGGCGTCGTCGATTCAAAATCAAAAAACTAACAAGGAAGCTCTTAAAAATAAACGCGCACAATTTTATTTGACTCTTAGAAATAAAGTTTATAATACTTTTCTTGCTGTGACAGAAGGGCGATATATGGACCCAGAAAAGTTAATATCCTTTTCTTCAGAAATTGCTTTGCTTAATAAAGTTCGTTCAGAGCTTTGTCGAATGCCAATTAAGCCGAATGCCAATGGCTTATTTGAGTTATACACTAAACAAGACATGAAAACAAAATTCAAATTTAAATCTCCAAATCTTGCCGATTCGGTAATGATGTTAGGAAGAATGCCTTTGTTCAATCAAATTAATATAAAGTTGCCCAAACCTATAACCCCAATGGGGTTAAGAGTTGTTAAACCAAGAAGTCTTTGTGCGTAATAAGGATTGAGAAGTGGCGAAATTTACTTTAAAAGAATTAAAAGACCTACACGAAAAGGCTTACAACTACAGTCAAACGAATAGGGAAAAAGCCGCAAATGATATGTTGTTCTATTTTATTACTCAATGGGACGACGATACGTTGGTAGAATCGCAGTTGGCTTATCGTGGAGAATTTAATATTCTTAAAAAAGCTGGAAGACAAATCATTGCGGATCTTGCCGCAAATCCTGTAGAAATAGATTTTGAACCCATAAACGAAACAAGACATGATGCTGCAGAATTGGCTGATGGATTGTATAGAAAAGGATGTAATCACAACACTTCAATTGAAGCATTTGAAAACGCAAAACAAGAAAATGTAGTGTGTGGAAACGGCGCTTGGGAAATATACGCAGAATATGAATCCAATCGTTCTGGTAATACGAATCAAGTACTTAAAAGACGACCTATTTACGAATCTAACGCTACTGTTTTTTGGGATCCAAATGCAAAATTATTGGACAAATCTGATGCGCAGTATGTGTCTAAACTTACTGCTTATTCCGAAGATGGATATAAAATACTTGTAAAAGACTTGACAGGAGAAGAACTTGACAGCGTTAATGTAGAATCATTTAAAACACCGCAACAAGATTATGCTTTTCCTTGGTATATAACTGGAGAAGGCAAAAAAATATACGTAGTTTCTTTTTATCATAGAACTAAGGTAAAAGAAAAAATGCTGACGATGGTTGATCCTTTTGGAACGAAAATGGAGTTAATAGAAGCCGCGTTAGAAAAAGTTATGGACGACATGATGTCCGCAGGGTATTCTATTGAAAGCGAGAAAATGATAGAGCGTTGGCGGGTAATTAAGTATATCGCTTCTGGCTCTGAAATTTTAGATTCCTCTGTAATTGCTGGAGAGCATATTCCTATAGTGCCGATATACGGAGAGCATTCGTATGTTGACAATGAAGAGCATTATGAAGGTGTAACGCGTTTAGCTAAAGATCCTCAACGACTAAGAAATTTTCAATTGTCATATCTTGCTGATATTTCTTCGCAATCGCCCAGAAAACAACCTATCTTTTTTCCCGAGCAAATAGCTGGTTTTGAGTATATGTATCAAAATGCCGGTATTGAAAATCGTTATCCTTATCTTCTGCAAAACAGGACTGACATTAATGGACAACCTCTTCCAATAGGTCAAGTGGCTGAAATGCCGGATCAAGCTATTCCTGCAGCGCTTGCAGCATCTATTCAAGTATCAAGACAAGCGGTTGAAGATGTTGCAAATCCCGGTCTTCCACAAGATATCGCTGATCCTGATTTATCCGGAAAGGCTGTAATTGCTCTTCAAAATCGTTTGGATATGCAATCGATGGTTTACCAAGAACATTATAAACACGGAAAACGAAGAGACGCGGAAATATATGCTTCAATGGCACCAGAAATTTACGATGTGCCAAGAAAAGTTAAAATAGAATTACCGGACGGCACTAAAAAAGACGTCCAGGCAATGAGTTCGGTTATTGATAAAGAGACCGGTGATATTGTTTTTCTTAACGATTTGCGAAGTTCAGAATTTGACGTAACCTCTAAGATAGGGCCAAGTTTCGCAAGTAAGCGCGATCAAACAATTGATCAAATCAAAGACATGCTTATGATGATGTCTCCTGAAGATCCAATGAAAAGAGCTTTGCAATTAAAGCAGTTGGCGCTTATGGATGGGGTTGAATTCGACGATATAAGAGAATATGCGAATAATCAGTTAGTACTTTCTGGTGTTAAGAAACCACAGACACCTGAGCAAGAAAAAATGCTTAAAAAAGCGAAAGAAACTCCAAAAGAGCCAGCTGCGGATATGGTCTTAGCAAAAGCTGAAGAATTAAAAGGCCAAGCAGACCTTATGAAAGAGAAGAGAGAGGGTATAAAAATGCAGTTAGAAAATGAGCTTGAAAAAGACAATCAATATATTGACGTCTTTAAAGCTACCACTGACCGCATGAAAGTTCAAATTACAGCAAAGCAAGCCGGAGCGACCATTAACAAAACTGACATTGAGTCTATAGGCGCTCAATTGGAAAACCACGCTAAGGTGTTAGAAATGATTCCTAAAGGCGGAGGAAAGAAAGCAAAAGAAATTGAAACCGAAACGTATGATTTTAATTCCTCTTTAGACGAAGAACTTTTAGAAATGTTAAATACATAAAATGCCAAATTTAAAAGGTTTAAATTTAAATATTGATTCAAATCAAGACCGTCTTGAAAAGACACCTTCTTGGACTGAACGGTTAGGCAATAAGTTAAGTGTGCTTACTCCTCAATCTGTAACGGAACCTGGCTTTGTTGGCGCTTTAGCCCAACCAACCGATGCGCCAAGGGACATGTCAAATTTTTCTTCTTATATGGGTAGCGGTTTAAGGCGTGGAATTGTAGATCCGTTAAAGCGTTACGCCATGGCCGTGGAGAAAGGAATGACAGGACAAACTCTTTCTGCAGTAGATATTTTAGCAATAACAGAGGTTAATATGGATGTAGCTATGGGTGGCTTTTTGAAAAAAGGGATTGATCCAAATAAAATTCGATCTTTTCCAGCTTGGCACGGTGGTGCAACATCTTTTGATAAGTTTGCTGATCATGCAATCGGCTCAGGAGAAGGCGTACAGGCTTTTGGCCCAGGCCATTACCTTACAGATAGTAGAGGAATTGCTGATAGTTATGCAAAAACGGTTGCGGCAGCAGCAAAAGAAGCACATTATACTTATAAAGGGAAAAAGTTGGATCCTATTGGAAATTATGATACTCCAGAAGAGTATGCCTTGGGTATTTTAAACGAAGGATTAGTGGAAACTTCTGGCGATTCAAAAGCCGATATTAGACGAGAAATAACTCATTTAAAAGAAGTGGGTAGAGAAGAACTTGAGCGTAAAAATACGGGCGCAGGTAGCGATTATGGTTTAGACGATGAAGACATGACAGGAAATTACAGTTACGAGGATTTCATAGACGGTTTGTATGAGTTTACAGATAAATTAATGGAAGACGATTTTAATTTTAAAAGCGGGAATGAAGTTTTTTATAACGGCAAAAAAACTTTAACTTCTGAGGATATTTTCGAAGGTGTTGTTGACCTTGATGATTTAAACGCTAAGGAAAAAGTTGAATTAGCGATGGCTACAATAATAAAAGAAAATACGCTTCCTTCTAAGGACATAAAAAGAATAGCCAAAAACCATGTAATTTCAATAATGGGTGAAGACGAAAATGAATTAATAAAATACGCAAAAGAAATCGATAACATAAATGTTTCTGCTTTTGAACTTAAAACCGCACAAAAAAACCTCTACAAAACCACCATAATGAAAAACAAAGCGCCAGACGAATATGATTTTATTAATTGGCATAAACCTCTTAATCAACAAGACGTAAAATTAAATTTCTCAGAAGAGCAATTAAGCGATTTAAGAAAAGATCAAGTTTGGAACGACTTTGAAACAGACGCGGAAAAAATATTACCTGGAGGTTTAAAAGAAACTTCTGTAGAAGAGTTTGCTTTGTATTTAGAAGATTTTGAGAATCAAGACTACGTAGTTGATTTTCTAAAAAGGCATCCTTTTGTAGATTTAAATAAAAAATCAAGAGTAATGGAAAAACTTAAAACTACAGACATTTGGAAAGGGATGGAAGAAGTTCACGTTGAAGAAGGTCTTAAGATGGATGAAAATATGACCATTTCTCAATTCATCGAACGTGCAGAGCAAATGTTTGTTCCTGAAGAAGAGTTGATTAAAGAACTTCAAAAAGCAGGCTTACCAGGAATAGTTTACGACGCTGGAACAATCGCAGGAGGAGCAAAGCCTGGAACAAAAAATTACGTTGTTTTTAATCCCGACGATATAAGTATAGACGAGCATTATGTTGACGGGATTTTGCAGAAGCCAACTGATTAAATGGCGCTGTGCTGGACAGTTTCCAGAAAAGCCTTGTCGATAAGGAGACTATCGAAAATGGAAAAACCTGAAGAAGTAGTGGAAAAACCTGAAGAAGTAGTGGAAGAAGTAGTGGAAGAAGTAGTGGAAGAAGTAGTGGAAGAAGTAGTGGAAGAAGAAACAGCGGTTATTGAAGAACCGTGGATGAAAGCGGAAGAATCCGGTGAGCAGGCATCCGATGATCCAGCTAAACAAGTGCCGGTAGGCAAATTTGTTGCACTGAAGAAAAATCTCAGAGGTAAAATTTCTGATAGAGACGATGAAATAGAACGGCTTAAACAAGAAAATTTGGCTTTAAAGACTTCGCCGCCATCAGTACCAAAGGATTTGAAAAGTCCTGTCCAAGAAGATTTCGAAGATGAACAAACTTATCGAAAGGCTGTGGACAAGTATTATGATGAACGGATGAATGAAACTTTTCTAAAAAATAAACGCAAAGACGAACAAAAGAGTAAAGTTGTCCAATTGCAAAGAGCAACTTCTGAAGCTGTCGATGGACATTACGAAAGAGCGGCAAAATTAGTGGAAAATAGCGGGATAAAACCTGATATTTACAAACAAGCTGATTTAACTGTACGTTCAGCAGTTGAGACGATTAAACCCCAATTTGGGGATAAAATTGTTGATCAAGTTATTTCGATTTTGGGAGAAGGTTCTGAGAAAGTGATTTATTTTCTCGGCAGAAATCAAGCGGCATTAAACAAGTTCCAAACGCTGCTGACTTCTGATCCTTCAGGAATGAAGGCAGCTGTTTATCTCGGATCGGAAAAACAACGTTTAACGCAACCTAAAAAATTAACTTCAAACGCACCTACTCCAGCCGCTAATGCAAAGGGTGATCAAAGTGGTGGGGCTAACGCTACGGCTTTAAAACGCGATTACGATAAAGCGCATAAAAAGCGAGATACGCAAGCAGCCTATAATGCTAAGAAAAACGCAAAAGCGATGGGTGTAGACGTTTCTAAATGGTAAGGAGAATTGAAAAGTGGGACTTACAACAGGAAAAATCGCAGAAATAATGTTTGAAAGTACAAAGGAGACATTTGAATCACAAGATCAAATGCTTTCTTTGGTGGATTTTCACGAACCAGATGCCGGCATGTTTCAAAATGCTGGTAATGTCGCTTGGTATCCAGTTGAACAACACGCACCAGTTATCGCAGGTTGGGATATGACCGGCGAAGAGACCGGTATTATAGAAGAAACCTACCCGGTTATTCTCGGGACACCGTCAAATGATTTTGTGCGCCAGAGAATCGACGATATGCGTGATAAACGTTTCTGGGAAAAACGCGGAAAAGCGTCTGGTCGCCGTCAGGCTTCGGAATTAAATAAATTGATTGCTTCAGCTATTACGTTACAAGGATCAATTTTTTATCGTTCCAACGAAGCTTCTGGTTATGATTTTATCGCTGAAGCGCAAGCGCTTATGAATGAGCGTCAATTGGCTACATCTAAGCGGCATTTTCTTTTAAATGACCGTGATCTTCTCACTTTTGCCTCTGATCTTGCCGCTAGACAAACCTTGCAAGGCAAACCAGACACGGCCTGGGCAACCAGTCAGATCGGTCAAAATATTGCAGAATTTGACATTTTCACAGGATCTTTTCTTCCCAATTTGACCGGCGGAGTAGATCCGGCTACTACTGTAACGGGCGATCATTCATTTTCTCCCGAAGGCGGTTCAGTGAACTCGTCTACAGGTGTCGTTATCAATGTAGATTATCGCATTGCAGTCCTTATTGTAGCAGCTTCCACAGACTACAATATTGGCGATAAATTCACGATTTCCAACAACGGAACTCCAGTTACGGCTTTAGGTTTAGACGATAAAAATGATACCGGCGAAGCAATGACTTTTACAATTGTGGGAAAACCGGATTCCACGCATATTCAAATTTATCCAAAACCTATTGCTCTGGACGATCCTGCTTTGACGTCTGTTGAAGCCGCGTACGCTAATATTGATACGCAAATTCTTGATACGGCCACTGTAGATCGTCTTAATACGGATTCCGCGAATAAAGTTAATTTATTTTGGGAAAAATCAGCCGTTGAAGTTATCGGCGGCTCAATTCCGGCGGAACTTTTTTCGCAATATGACGGTATGAAAGTTATTTCAGACACATTGTCCAACGGGCAAAAGCTGTACATGATTTACGACGGAGACATTGCAACGTTGAATTTTCGTTATCGGCTATTCACGTGGTACGGAATTACCATTAGCGCGCCTCAAAATTGCGGCGTCGCTGTAACTTATTAATCCTTAAGTAAAAATTAAAAAGGGAAACAGGAGATAAAAGAGCTCTTGTTTCCCCTTAAGGAGAAAAAGTATGAAAGCACAAATTCTTGAGTTTATGCATCATCAATTGATCCCTGAACAATTGTCCAGCCCAATCGTTGCGGTTGCCCTTGATGCCCTTGTTATTCCTGTAACGCATCCTTATGTACAGAAAACAACTGGCGCGGACGCGGAAGCTTTAACCCTTGCTGATGGACTTGCAGGTCAATTTCTGGTTGTGAATCTTAAAACTGATGGCGGCGGAGCAGGTACAATTACTCCTGCGACAGCTACCGGATGGGCTACAGCAGTTCTCGACGAGGCAGGTGACAATTTCACCTTTTTTTATGTTGACGATACGATTGGTTGGATTGTTCTCGGTGCTGTCGGCGTTTCTGCCGCGCCAGTCATTAGCGTTTAACGTTTCACTTTAACATTCTACCTGGTTGTTTTAAACGACCTTGAACAAGGAGAATAAGTTATGTTTGGAGCGAATAAAGATTTTTTTCATACTGGCCTACGTGTAGGACGCAGTGATCTTCATGCAATGATGGATGGAATGGGACCTGGAGATCATTATTTTGTTGACTATCGTAATGGTAATGATGCAAATGACGGCAAAACATGGGCAAAAGCTTTTCGTACATATAGTAAAGCCGTTGACGCGGTTGTCTCGAATCACAATGACGTTATTCATATTAATGGGGACAGTGAAGTCCTTGAGGCTTCCATGGTTACAATTAGTAAAAATCGCGTACATACCATTGGACATAATGGCGCTCTTGGTCTCTTTGGCCAGGGAGCCAGGATTGCTTGTAACGCCACCTCAGGAGCAACTAACATTGCGTCAGTTCAAAATACTGGTGTAAGGAACACGTTTGTAGGCCTTAAAATTTCAAGTGCGATGGTGATTACTGAAAGCCTATACGCCTTTGTAGAGGCTGGAGAGTTCACGCGATTTTTTAACTGTTCTTTCTACAAATCCTCTGACCTGGATAACGCTGGTGCTTCCGAAATGGCCTTGAACGGTGAGAGTACAATGTTTTACGATTGTACTTTTGGAAGTTCTGTTAACATAACTGGCAATATTCGTGCTAATGTCCTTCTTACAGGTGGGATTGTTTCGGGCAAAAAATGCAAGGGTGCTTATTTTGAAGATTGTTTGTTTTTATCAACAGCGGACGACACTGACAAAGTCATGGTTTACGGAGCAAACGCCACTGACGTTGAACGAATGCTTTTGATGAAGAATTGTGTATTTATGAATAATCTTTTAAGTGCAGGAACTCCCGCTCATGCAGTTGGTTTTGGTGCTGCGCAAACCCAGGGGACAGTTCTTCTTGTTAACTGTGTTAGTGTTGATTGCACTGTAATGGCTGAAGCGGGAGTAGGAATTTATGTGTCTGGCTCGGTTCCTACATTCGCAACTACAGGAGTGGCCTTAACCGCTTAAACACGGGATCAAAGTAAATGACTACCAAGATTGACCTTGTAAATGACGCGTATGCTCAATTACGGATATCGGGCTTAACAGTTGTTCCGGGCGCGAGTGAAAATGTATTAGCTTTGAATCGCCTTGAGAATATGATGGCTGAGTTTTTAGCCGCAGGTATAGCCGTAGATTATGTAGAGGAAGATGTTCCTGTAGCAACTACTGAACACAAAGTCAATCGAAAATATTGGCAAGCTATAGCCGTAAATTTGGCGTTTAGACTTTGTCTTGATTTTGGAAAACAACCTACTCCTTTGTTGCTTTCTTTGCAAAGGGGTGGGTATTCTTTTTTACTTTCGTCAACAGCAAATAATGTAGTTACGCAATATCCTTCTCGTTTTCCAACAGGAAGCGGAAATTACAATATTTTAGGTGGGATTTATTTTTCTCCATCGTCCGCAGCCGCGACTGCGGCGGCGGCGGCAACAACATCTAAATGCGGGATTACTACTTTGAACTTAACTGATGATTACCAATTAGCTCTTACAGATCTTTTAAAAAGAGTGATCATGAATTCGGAAGTGGCAAAAACAATTTTGCTTCCAGTTAGTATGTCCGAGGCTTATGACGGTTATTGGATTGATTTTTTTAGAGTCGGTTCAAGCGCGCTTATAATAAACTCAACAGCTGTAGGAGTGAGTCTTGGAAATTCAGGGTTGCGCACTTACACCATGAATGCTTCATCAAATTATTCCCACGCGAGACTTTCATTCATTTACACAATTAATGGTTGGGTTATCAATGGGTATGGGGGGTTTATAGTTTCATGAAACACTTATTTTCAACAGGGCTTATACTAATTTGTTTCCTCACTTTTTGTTTGTATGCTTACGGTGCCTCTTTTTTTTCCGATAATCCTTATCCAGATGAAGATAAAGCAGCCGTTGAGAATGTTATTGCGAATGATGTAAACGAGAACGGCATACCAGATACAACGGATGCTGATACTCAACTCACCGAAGAGCAGGTAGACGCTTTTGCAGACAACAACGGATATCTGGAATCAGAATCAGACCCAACCGTTGATTCGTCTGCTGAAATTCAAGCAATTATCGGGGCGGGTATTTATGAACCAGCCGATGCAACTATCACTAAATCAGATGAAGCTGAGACGCTTACTGAAAACTGGATTAACATTTTAAATCCGTGGGCAGACAACGAGATTTCATCCGCCTCAACATGGAATGCAAAGCCCACCATTTCAAGCGGTGCAGGAGCTCCGTCTTCGACTCCTACAAAGGTTGGTGATATTTATATCGATACAACCGGGGATGCCTCTTATACAGCAGTAGGGACATCTTCCAGCACTGATTGGCAAAAAGATAATGACGGCGGGCTTACCTGGGAAGTGATATCAACCAATACCCCAGCTGTAAATGGGCGTGGTTATTTAATAGATGCCTCTGGTGGGGATGTGACTCTAACTGCAGTTGGCCCTCCGTCAACAGGTGATATATTTGGGATCAGCGATTATACCAACAGTGCGAACGCCAATGCGATTACCCTGGCCAGGAATAATAGTGGCATAGAGTCAAAAGAGGAGGATCTGGTAATAGATATTGATGGAGCATCCTTTAACGTAGTTTACTCTGACGCTGACCGAGGATGGTCAATTGATCGTTTTGTTGGGCGGCATAACGCAGTCCCGCAGTCCGAAAGAGATGCGTTGATTGCCTTCTATGAAGCAACCGGAGGTGATAGCTGGACGGATAATACAGGGTGGTTAGAGGGTAATTTTTCGGTCAATAATTGGTTTGGTGTAACGGTTACTGACGGGCACGTCACTGGAATATCTTTGCCAGATAATAACCTGGTTGGAGCAGCAGGTGCAACACTTGATCCACTTAGCGATTTCCTGACATCTCTGTATTGCCAATACAACAGCATATCAACCTTAGACGTTTCGGCATTGACTTCTCTGGCACGTCTGAATTGCCGCGACAACACCATCTCAGCTCTCGATGTATCTGCATTGACATCACTGACATCTTTAAATTGTTACAGCAACACAATTTCAACTCTTGACGTATCAGCACTTACATCGCTGACATCTTTAAGTTGTTACACCAACACAATTTCAACTCTTGACGTATCAGCACTTACATCGCTGACAAATTTAAATTGTGGTAACAACACCATCTCGATCCTTGATGTATCTGCACTTACATCACTGACATCTTTAAATTGTTACAGCAACACAATTTCAACTCTTGACGTATCAGCATTGACATTACTGACATCTTTAAGTTGTGGGGATAACACAATCTCAGCTCTCGATGTATCTGCACTTACATCACTGACATCTTTAAATTGTTACAACAACACAATCTCAGCTCTCGATGTATCAGCACTTACATCACTGACATCTTTATATTGTTACAACAACACAATCTCAGCTCTTGATGTATCAGCACTTACATCGCTGAAATATTTAAATTGTTACAACAACACAATCTCAGCTCTCGATGTATCAGCACTTACATCACTGACATCTTTAAGTTGTGGTAACAACACCATCTCGATCCTTGATGTATCAGCACTTACATCGCTGACATCTTTATATTGTTACAACAACACAATCTCAGCTCTTGATGTATCAGCACTTACATCACTGACATCTTTAAGTTGCCAGAATAACACCATGATAGAGGCGGAGGTAGATAACATCATTTGTGATATTGATGTTGCCGGTGTAACAGACGGCACGCTTTCAATCGCAGGAACGAATGCCGCCCCATCCGCCGCCGGTTTAATCTGTAAGGGGAATTTAGAAACCGACGACTGGGATGTGGACGTCACTGTTACACCATAGGAGCTATCATGAATATTCATCGATTCAAAAAATATGATCATTTAATTATTGCGATTGCCTGTTTTCTGGTTTGCCTGTTCTGTCTATCAAAAATGAGCTTTGCCGAGACAACAATTTCAACGAAATATCACCTTGAATGCAATACGTTTAAATCGGGTTATGAATTAAAGATCGAGACGATTCAACACTTCAAACCTATCGCAATCCGGGTCTATGCCGACATGAGCAATCGAAAAAAGAATCATGCGAAAACAGGCTATACTTGGGGCTACGGTGTGCAGTAGCGGTTAATATAAAAATACATATCACTAAAAATGTTTTGACAATTTACGACATCCAGAGATCATCATATGACCAGGATGAGACCAGGCATCATGATCTACAAAGCTCAGTGGGCATAGGTTGGCGGTTTATATAATTAATTAAAGTGTCACAGGAGAGTTAAAAATGAAAAAGATTTTATACATTTTCTTATTTATGTCTTTATCGATACCAGCTTATGGGGAATCTTTATCAGAACTTTTTCCAATAGCTATGCCGAATACCAACATCACAATAGTCGAAGCACCAACAACCGTTGAGGTTCAATCATCTTCTGGAACAAATGATACGATTTCGGCGGCGAACGCTACAAATGCTGGGGTAATGACAAAGGCTATGTACGATGCTCATGTATTGAATAATGATAAGGTTACAGAGCAGGACACCGGAACAAATACCGGGGACAATCCCGGTTATGATTCTGTTGACGATATCCCTCACGCAACCCCATCAACCGGAGATTCAACTCACTTTTCCAATGCAGGTGAAATTTTTGCTTACATTGCCGCTTTTGGGTATTCCACATTTGACGGTGCGTATTCCAGTCTTACCGGAAAACCGACAATCCCATCTGGAAACCAGATTATCGACTGGACAACCGATCAGGGGGCTACAAATATTGACGCGGGGAACTATTCAGCAAGTGGCGGCTCAACCGATGAACAGGTACAGGATAAAGCTGGGGCCATGTGGACAGGTAACACAGAAACACGGGTAGAAGTAACATATCAGGATGGCGATGGCACGATGGATATTGTCGTTGATGACATGAATGACCCGGCTGAAACCTTATCAAGTATAAAAACATTGGTTACCGACGACTTTCACAATCTTGGTGGGACTGATTTAGTTGACGATGCGGATG